AAGATAAAAATAATTACATGGATTTTATGAAAGATATTAACTATTATGCCATAACTCTTAAGATGAAATATCAAAGACCACGACCTCATCAAATATCTGATAAAATAAGAACAACAAAAACAAAAACAGACGATACTCCTGCATTTCCAAGTGGACATTCAATGCTTGCTCATGGTTTAGAAAAAGTATTAGGAAAAAAATATCCAGACAAAAAGAAAGAACTCAAAGAAATGGCTGACAAGATTTCTTTATCAAGAATACAAATGGGAAGTCATTATCCAAGCGACATTGAAGCAGGAAAAAAATTAGGCTATATGATAGGTGAAAAGTATGAATGATTGGAAAACAATTTTAAAGGCAGATTTAGAATCAAAAATTCTTAGTGAGATTGAGAAAGAAGGCGGAGCATTAGGTATGAAAAACCTAAAGCAATTTGGTGAAGAAGCAGAAATCAAACAAACCCTATCTAAGTTAAGAAAGGAAGGTAAAATCTTTATGCATGAAGATGGAGATATTTACACTCATAAACCAGAAGATATTGAAAAGTTTGGCATTAAATTCCAAGATGATAATGTAAAATTTGCATATAATCAAGCCGTAAAACAGTATGGAAAAAGACTTAAACAGGAAATTAAAACAGCCTATAAATTCTATAATAGACCTATTACTCAACAAGACCTTGAGCGAGCAAAAAGTGCAATAGGTTCACAAGGAGTTTCATCTTTACCTTCTATAAGACAAACTGGAACAAATATGCAAGGAGCATGATATAATGGAAGAATGGCAGGAGATTCTTAAAAAGAAAAAGAAGCCCTTCAAAGGCTACAACAAAAAGATTCACGCAAAGACTGGTGGATTAAGTGCGAAAGGCCGTGCTAAATTTAAAAGAGAAACTGGTGCTAATTTAAAGCGTCCAGTTACTAAAAAGCCAAGTAAATTAAAACCTGGCGGTAAAGCAGCAAAAAGGCGTAAATCTTTTTGTGCAAGGTCAAGGGGATTTAAGCGGGCTGATGGCACTTATAGTGAAAAAGCAAGAGCCGCCCGAAGAAGGTGGAATTGTTGAAACAATTAGGAAATCATAATTTTATTTATTGTGGTATTTGTTATATTGAAGGACAAATGCCATTTAGTTTCTGCGAACTATGTTGGATTGCACACGACAGACCAAAAGGAATGGGTGAATCAAAATGACAATGACATGGAAAAAATTAAAGGATGGTATTCTGGATGATGAATTACCAAGAGATAGAACCAAATATGTTAGGTATTCTAATCTTGCCTCTATCAATCAAAGAATGGTTGTATATTATTTAAAATTGGGATTTAAGAAACCTGAAAAAAGAGCCACTTACTTAAATGGCATTCTGGAAGAAATGCTTCGTTCAAGTAATGAAAGATATGATATTGAGGATAGCGGAAGCCCTTGACCGAAGCGTTGATAGGCGAGGATAGCGTAGGAATAAAACAGGGGGTCTGATTCATGGTTGAAGAAAAAAGAAGATTTAGTATCACTAACTTGTTTAGGAGACAAACTCCCAAACCTGCTGATAGAAAAGTCTACAACATGGGTATTCAAGAAAGAGAAACCAATCACATGATGACTGGCCCAATTATCTACAATATCGTTAATCAATCAGTTATTGCAAGGACTTGTATTACTCAATTAAAACAAGAAGTATTTAGAAGAGGATATGTTTGGGAAAAAGCATATGAAGCACGATGTAATAACTGTGGTAAAGAACATAAAAGACCAGTTCAAGAATGTTCTCGTTGTGAAAGTGCTGACCTTAAAATTCCTGATGTTAAGCAATTAGAATATGCTGAAAAGTTTATTGAAGGGTATGTTAATAAATCCGAGCAGTTATTTATTGATGTATTACAGGAACTTGAAGATGATTTAAACATTATGGATGATGCTTACATTGTTCTTGTTAAAGAATACTTTATTGATGGTAATGGTAAAATTAGAATGCATCGTATTAAAGAAGTTTATCGTGGCGACCCCGTTACTATGTTTATTTATAGCGATGAGAATGGACAAAGAGGAACAAAAGGTTTTACTTGTGTAAATCATCGTGGTGTTATTCACAAAGACCCACATGAAAAGTGTGAGATTTGTAATAGTCATTTATTCCCTATTCACTATGTAAATAGAGTAAATGGAGATGACCAGCACTTTTTGAAAGGAGAAGTGCTACATTTTAGTAAATACAGTCCTTCTCGTCTTTATGGTATGTCTCCAGTTATTACTTTATTTAACAATATTATGACTCTTATTGCTATGGAAAACTATGTTAATCAATCATATACTAAGAGTAGAATGCCAAGAGGATTACTTGCAGTTCAAACCAGAAATATGGATTCAATGCGTTCCTTTTGGCGTTCAGTAAAAGAAAAGATGGAGGCCGACCCTCACTTTATTCCTGTTATGGGAATTGAAGCAGAAGGAGGGAAAGGTGCGGTTGAATGGATTAAATTCATGGACAGTCTAAAAGAGATGGATTATGTGTCTGTTAAAGATGATTTGAGAGATAGAATCTCAGCATTTTATGGTGTAAGCAAGGTATTCATGGCTGATAATACTACAAGCGGTGGATTAAACAATGAAGGTATGCAAATTCTTGTTACAAATAGAGCCGTTCAAAAAGCACAGACTGTCTATAATAATTATGTTTTCCCATTCCTTGTAAAACAATTTGGTATTACAGATTGGAATTTAAAACTACCTCCAAGCGAAGAAGAGGATGAAATTGCTGTTCTTCGTAAGCGTGAGATTGAAGTCAATATTGCTGCATCAACAAAGAATTTAGGCTTTGAGGTTGATATGGATGAAGATGGTCAATTTACCTTTAAGAAGCCTGAACCCGAAGCACCGCCTGAAGGACAGGGAGAAGAAGGAAAAACTGAAACTGACCCCTATGCAGGAACAAACATTGATGCTTCACAAATGGGACAAATGCAAGAACAGGCTTTACAGGGCGGAAGCAAGCCACAGGAGAACCCTGCGACCACAAGAAATAAACCCTCGATGAACGTAGCACCCGATAAGCGAATGTCGGGATTGCCGTTAGACGCTGGAAATCAAAACAACGATAAAAGAACAGAAAGAAGAGTTGGTTAAAATGGATTGGCGAGAAGTAATATTAAAGAATATGCAAGATAGAAGGCAAAGAAAGAAACCACAAACTAGAATTGCTGGTGGAAAGCCTAATATTGCTCCAGTAGGGAGAACAGATGAACCTGAATTTGATTCTATGTTTGGGGAAGAACTAGACGAATTGGCTGAAATGACAAGAGAAGATTTAATGGATGCCGTTATGGATAAAATTGGTCAAATGTCAAGAGAAGAACTTATTCAAATTTTAGAAAGCACACAAGGTAATTTAATGGAGGCAACAATATGAGCGAAGATTTAAACCAAAAGCAAAGAAGATTAACAAAAGAATTAGCCCAAGTAAAGGCTTTAACTGCACAACAAAATAATAAAGTAAAGAAAAACCGAGATATGTCTGTCGGATTACCACCAGATACTTCTCATAAGGCTTTACCTTCTTCGGCAGATAACCCCGATGTTATTCTATTACCCTCTAAGAAAAGAGGAAAGAAAGAAAACATTCCATTTTGAGGTGATTAAGTGTATTATAAATTAGCCAAAGATAAGTCTTTGATGAATGTTTTAAGAAAGGCTAATTTAGACGAAGAGACTTCTTCATTAGTTAATGAAGGGGCTAATATTTCTTTGATTAAGGCTTCATTACTAAATAATCTTACTTCTCAAAATATGATTGAGTATCGTAGATATATTACGATTGCTAAGAATGAAGAAGAGGAAGAAGAAAGAAGGGCTGATGAACAACAAAGCCTTGAAGAAGGTGAATCTGATTTAACAACCGAAGAAGAAGTTTATTCTTCCGAAGCAGAAAGAGAATCAAGATTAGAAGAAGAAGCCTATGGTTCAAGAATTAATAGACAATCTGAAGAAAAAGATGCTTATAAAGCACTATCTGAATTAGATTATCAAAAAGATGTTCTTTTGGATATTGCTGAAAAAGCAAATGTTCAAGTTGTTGAAAAACAAGTAAGAGAAAAAACAAGAAAAGTAACCGTAGTTAGAGGGGCTATGAAAGATTATCTTAAATTAGGTGCTACTGCTGCAAAATCTAGTAAATTACTTACCTTATTGACTTTGATTAAAAAAGACCCTGATTACCTAAATAATAAATATGGAAAACTTTTAGTTGATGGGATTTTGACTGGTAAAAAATATAATATAAATAGAACCCAAAGTGAAGAAGAAAGAACAGGAAAGGATATTGATGTTAATAGAATAGATAGAACCCTCAAAGGTATTTTAGATTTAACATTTGAAGTCGAAGGAAAAGAACCAATTGATTTCTTAAAGGTCTTTGAACTATTACATACTCAAAAATATGGCAGAAAGCCTAGAAATCTTGTTGATAGAAGAAGGGTTAAAAGAGAACGGCTAAAAATGATGGAAAGAGCCAAAAAGAAAGATGTTAATTTAGGAGTAAATGTTCAATATGAAAGAGCATTAAGAAAAATTGAAAATGTTGAAACTAATAATAGACAGGTTATGGCAACTAAAGTATTTCTTGAAAATAAAATTAAGCAGTTAGAAGAACTTCTTAAAGATAAAGATAAAATAGTCGGCAGAAAAATACAAAAGTTAAACTCTTCCCTAAAAAGAGTAATTGCTTCGGGAAGAGTTAAGGATATTCAAGCCTTAACTAATACTTTTAAGGACATTACAGAAAATAAAGATAAGTATTTAAGCGAAGCGACTCAAGAATTAGAAAGAGAAATTGCTCAGGAAAGAAGAAAGATAGAGCGACTAATGACAGACCTTGATGTTTTTGACCAAGATGAAAATATTAAAGAACTTAAAAAGTTCTTAGGTATGTTTAGAGAACTAGAGCCGTCCACTCCTGTTAAGAAAAAATTAACAAAGGGCATTAATTTGTTGTCTTATTTAAGAAGATATTCTAATCAGATGGCTAAAATTACCCGTGAATCAGAAGGAGAGATTACTCAAGGCTTTACTGAATTTATGATGGAAAATCCTGATATTAGAGTGGTTGATGGCTTCTTTGAAGGATTCCCTACTCTTAATGCTGCTAAAATGACTGAATTTGAAGAAGCATCTGAAAAGTATCAAGAAAAGACAAATGTATTAGGAAGCATTATTGAAGAATTAAAGAGTCTTACTAATGTGGAGGAAGAAGAATGACATGGGATTACTATGGAAAAGGAGAAAATTTTATTCTCAAAGAAGAGAAAAAAAGACCTAAGAAACTGCTTGATTCTTTAGATGCCAAAGGAAGAAAGAAGTTAAAGAAAACTCTTCAAGCGGCTGAACCAACGGAATTTTTCGGTCAAGATTTTACTAAACTGGGTGAATTAATTTCTACTCTTAAAGAATTGGAATTAATTAAATCAGATAAGAAGTTAAATAAGAAAATGAAGTCAATGGATGAAAGGAACATTGATATAGTGGCTACTGCTACGAAACTTCGTAAAGAGTATGAACTTCTTTACAGACAATTAAGAGACTTAGTGCATCCTAGCGGAAAGAAGGAGGAAAAGAGATGACAGAAGAAAGTATTAACAAAGACGTATTAGAAATCATTAAGGCTTTAACTGCTAAGGTTGAAGCATTGGAAAAGACCATTTATGCAAAAGATAGCCTTTTAATGAAGGCAGGTTTAGTTGTTTCTCAAAGCCCTACACCTGCTATTGATAATACAGTCGGTGGTATGGATTCATTACCTACTACTGATGTTTCAAGTATGGATTGGTCGGAAATTCACAAGATGGTTTCAAAGATGGAGTGATTTAAATGCCTGAGAGAGTAACAAGAGAAGAACGAAAGATTAGCCTTATGATTCAAAAGGCAAGAGAAGCCAAAGAAATTCTTTATCAGTCCATAATGGATAATAACAGAAATCCTGAAGATGATGATTCAGAAGCAGTTAAATTAAAGCGACCAAAGGCTGAAAACTATAACTACAAGGCAGAATCAAATGATGGGCCAACTACTTTTCATGCTTATGCAGGAGAAATTACTAAAATGGTCATGTTGTTAAAGAACATTCTACCTGAAGATTACGAAACTAATCCTTTCTTAGATGATGAGAAGAGAGTTAAGTTAATTAGTCAAATTGATGGTCTTAGTGCTATGCTTTCTGGTATGGCTAAGCAAATCAAAGAAGCCAAGATTAGTGAGCAACCTGCAATTATGGATAAAATGGTTGAGATTAACCAAAAGTTATCGGCTCTTGAAAAGGAATTATCCCAAGTCCCTGAACAAACTAAATTTTATGATTCAGAATATTCGGGAGAAACATTAGACCCTGAATACGAAAGAAATAGATGATTCGTATGAAATTGGCTTCTATTGAGAAGGATAAGCAACCTTCCCAAGAAATTCTTCGTCTATTTGAAAAGACAAGAGTAGCCTATTTATCTGCTATTCACGACCCAACAGAATATTCGGGTCGTTGGCGTAAAGCGGTTGATATGATTACTGAATCATATGAAGAATCAGATGCCGCAGGAAAGGAAATGAGAAACTTCATTGATGAGAAGGATTTAGAAGATAAGGACACAAAAGACCCTACTTCAAGACAAGCGAAGGAACTGTATGAAAAAATAAAATTGCTTCGCTATTCATCTTCTATTGTTGCCGACCCATTCGCTTCTATGTTCAAGGATAATGTCCTTGAAGAATTACTGGATAATCCAGAAAGCATGGTTAAATTTGTGCATTATGCTCTAAGGGATGACAATAAAGCCCTATCTGCTGACATTTACAGCGTTAAAGGGATGCAACCCGACACAATTACGGAGGGTCTTAGAGGACTTGACATAGAATCGGATGACATAGCCCTCTATATTATTGAGCATTATGGGGATGGAAAAGACTCAAAGAAGGTCGAATCCAAAGTAAAGGCTGCTATGGATATGTTGGAACTAATTTTCTTTTCTAAGAATGAAGAGAAGGATTGGGAAGAATTGAAAGATATTGAGGGAGTAGAGAAGTCTGTTCCTAATGATGAGAAAAAATCCATCTCTCAATTTATTATTCCTAATAAACCAATGTATAGAATTTTTGAAGTTAAGGATATTGAAGAATTAAAGGGCTTTAGTGGTAATTGGTATGTTCAAGAAAAGTATGATGGCATGAGAGTGCAATTACATAAAATTGACGATAAAGTTACTATTTATTCTTATAATGGTAAGGACATTTCTGATAAATGTAAAGAACAGACTGAGGAATTAAAAAAGAAAGAATACGGTGATTGTATTTTTGATGGCGAATTGGTTCTCTTTGATGGGGATGAACCTCTTCATAGAGCCGATACTATCGCTCATGTATTTAAAGATAAATATAAAGAGGCTAAATTAAAATGCCATGTTTTTGATATTATTCGACATGAAGCACAAACATTAGCAGATGAAGAATTAGAAAATAGAATGACAATTTTATTTAACAATTATTCTGCTAAATCAGGAGAAGCGATTGCTTATCCATCAAAGAAAGATACTCGTCAAGCAGACAACTTAAAGGATATTGAAAAGTATGCCGAAGAAATGATGGAAATTCCTACATCTGAAGGAGTAGTTATCAAAGATTCTACTTCAACATATTACATCGGAACAAAGAAAAATCCTAAGTGGATTAAATTAAAGAAGTTTGTAGATTTAGATGTTATTGTTTTAGAAAAGAAAAAGACAAAAAGTAATCTTTATTCTTATACTGTTGGTGTTGGGCCAGTTGATGAAGAAATGACTGGTGCTGTTGAAATAGATAAGAGACATTATTTAAATGTAGGCAAAGCATTGAATACTAAAATTTCAGTTGATGTTGGAGAAATTATTCGAGTAAAGGTTGATGAAGTTAAAAAGAAAGGAGATGGTTTTAGTTTATTCTCAGCAAAGCCTATTGAGATTCCTGAAGTAGAATATCCTGATAAACTCGTAACTTTAGAATTATTATCTCAAGATACTAAGAAGTCTCTTAATTATGATGTTGAGGCATTTACAAAAGGTGTTAAAATAACAGACCATATTCATGGAGAAGCCAATGTAATTATCAAATATGATTTGGATGGCTTTACTATTTATGGATATGAAGAAGATAATTTAATGTCTAAGAATGCTACAATGGATTTAGATATGTGGAAACAACAAGCGATTGATATTATGAAGTCTAAGCAAAGCGATTTGACTGTGGCTTCTTTTCAGCACTTAAAAGAAAGGGGAGATAAAACTCCTAAAGAACTGCATAACTTTTTAGTGAAAGAACATAAAGATTTATACGAAGATGTTCTTGAATCTGATGTAAAGAAGTTAAAGAAGTGGATAATTCTTAGAGATGGCATTAGTGAAAAGAATGGTAAAATTTCTGCTGATGATGATAAAATTATGCAGGAAGAAGAAATCATGAAAGAAGATATTAAACTCGTTGAAGGTGAATATAAAACACCTCCTGAATTAAGAGAAGGTGAATTTAAATTATATGCTAGAGAAGATGATAACTTAACATTAGCAATTAAATTAAAGACAGAAAATATGTTTTGGACAATTGATATTGAGAATGAAGAAGAGATGTTTGATTTATTCGGGGCTGCTGGTAAATATCCAGCAGAAGTAGCAAAAACTGTAACTAAAGGAAAGGTTGTCGATTCTGGTAAAATAAGATTAGGTATTCAAAGAGACGGCTACCATGAATATTTCTTAGAAGGAAACAAGTTTGAAACTAAAATGCATTATAGAGTCTTAGATGTGGATGGAGAAAAAATGTGGCTTGCATGGACTGGATTCAAACAAACTCCTGCTGATAAAGAGGGAGATGAAGGAAAATGGAATATTTATGAAGATAGGTATAACAAATTACCCCTTCCTACTGAAGAATAGGTTGTTCTTTATATACTCGTTGATGGTTAGTTGGGATTGAGAAGAATGACTTCTGCGGTGATGCGAAACAACACTTCGGATTTCAGGATTCTCAAGAGCCAAGACGATTTAATGATTGGAGGATATGCAAGCATTGAAATCGTTGATAAGCAAAATGATTTAATCACACTCAAAGCCCTCAAAGAAGCGGTAAACAAATATATGGAGAACCCCAAATTTAGAAATGTAATGACTAATCATTCTAATGTTCAAGTCGGAGAAGTAGTAGAATCATACCGAGATAAATCAGGGAGATTGTTTAAAACAGAAGTTGATGATGTAGGATTCTTCGTAGTTATTAAATTAAGAGACGATATAGAAAAAGCCAAAGAAATTAATAGAGGCATTAGAAAAGGTTCATTGAGGAGTTTTAGTATTGGAGGACAGGCTTTAGAAAAAGTAAAGAAAACCCACCAAGAATTAGGACAATACAATGAAATAAGTAAATTAGAATTACATGAAGTAACAATTTGTGAAAAAGGAATTAATCCAGAAGCAAGATTTGATATTTTAAAGCAAGAAAAAACAAAAAAGGTGAACAAAATGACCAAAATAGAAAAAGCATTGGCAGAACTTGACGCTCTTATGGAAGAAGTCAATATGCTAAGAAAAGAAGAAGAAGAAAGCATGGACATGAAGGATGAAGAAAAGGGCATGGCTATGGACGATGAAGAAAACATGGACGATGAAAAGATGATGGATGAAAAAGGCATGGGTGAATACATGGATGATGAAGCCAAAGCCTACGTTTCTACCGTTGATGGAGCAGGTGTCGAAATTGGCGAACCTGCTGATAGAATCGTTATTGACAACGGAAAGCCGAGAGCATCTGATTTACCAGTTGTTAAGGCATTCGACAACAATGAGTTAGAAACTCTTGATTTGTCTGTTGGAAACATTGAGAAGGCTTACGAGGCTTTCCGTCAAGAACAACTTGAAAAGTTGGCTTACGATAACCTTCAAAAGCAGTTTGAACACAGGTTCAAGGCTGAAACCTCTTCAAGAGAGAGTGTTCTCGCTAAGGCTCAATATGATGCACAAAGCGAAATTGCTTCTCTTAAGAATGAATTTGCTTCCCTCCGAAAGTCTTTGACGGCTGAGAAGGAAACAATTCTAAAGGCTCAAGAAGAAGCCACTATCAATCTCCCTACAATGGATGAATTAGCCGAAATGGATTGGGCTGACATTCATAAGATGGTTGGAGGAAACCTTTGAGGTGATTTAACATGGTTGGATATATTAACACAATTGCAGATTTAGAAGCACAAACATATGGAACAAACGCTACTGGGCATATTAGCAATCAATTGCTAAAGGCCGCAGGAACAGTAAGTGGCATTCATGTCGCTCACGATGGAGCATTAAGCGACCCATCAGGAATTAACGCAAATCTTTACAATAAGATTTACGGTCAAAAGGTTTGGTCTATGCTAAACCGAGAATGCAACGCATTATCTGTTATCGCAAAGCGTCCTTATTCTTCAAGTGGTTGGAGAATCCTCAAGAAGCGACCTGCTGGTGGAGCAGGAAACTTTTTGGACATTTCTGCCGCTTCAAACACTACTCTCAATACTGCACTTTATGGTGCTGATGCTTTGAGAGCAGACCGAATTGGTGGTGTTCCTGAAAATGCCTCATTAGATTCGGATGCAGACGGACTTCAATCAATTGCTCCTGAATACGACACACTATTCACCAGTCCAAAGATTATTGCTCATCAATTCGCATTCAGCGAATTGGCTATGGAAATGGCTCAAATTGATGATGGTATTGGTGATATTCGTGCTCAATTAAGAGAAGATATGGGCAAGCATCACGCAGAAGTTCAAAATTCAATGCTTGTTATGCCATTAGAGAACTATTCTCCGACTACGGCATATAACACAGCAAATGCTATTGATAGAGGATATACTTCTCTTTACAAGATTGTAAGTAACTCCGCAGAAATTACTGAATTGGCTGACAATTCTGGTGGAAACCTTGTTGATTCTGCTTCTGACCAACAAATTGACACTCTTTACGGAAAACTCCGAAGTGCATCAGGCAACGAGTATTTGGATGCAGAAGTTTCTTTCGGTGATGGCTACCTTTCAGCAGAAGCACGACAATTGACGCTTACTGTTATTAACGATATGGTTCGCAGACTCCGTGTTGCAGGTGGTTCTCCAAAGGTTATTCTTACTGGATATGATACGCTTCAAACGCTTTCTGACTTATTACAGGCTCAAGAGCGATTCATGGATAGAAAAGAGATTGTTCCTACTGTGAACGGTGTTCGTGGTGTTAAGGGTGCAGAAGTCGGATTCCGTGTTTCTACCTATTACGACATTCCTTTGATTCCTGTTGCCGCTATGCCTTCAACTGGTAATAACTCAAGTCAAATCAGCGATATGCTTTTCCTTGATACTGACCATTTGTGGCTATCTGTTATGAAGCCGACTCAATACTTTGAAGATGGTATCAGCAACGGAAACCCATTTGGTGTTGGTAATCTCGGAAACAAGGCTCTTTATCGAACAATGGGTGAAACTGGTTGTTCTTACTTTAAGGGTCAAGGAAAGATTACCAATCTTCTTTGAGGTGATTTAGTTGGCACATACAGTTACATTATTGGCAGACCATAAAGGTTTTACCAAACCAAGAGCAAATGGCGATGAATATATGGTTGATGCAATCATTAACATCACTAATTATGTTGCTGGTGGTATTACCTTAACTGCTACTGAAGTGGGATTAAGTCAAATTACCCAAGTTATGATTACTGGCGTTGAAGAAATCGGACATTCAGCAAGACCTGTGATTTCAACCGCAGGTGCTTATGAATCGGTTTCTAGCGTTAAAATCATTCTTTCTACTGGTTCTGCTCAACAAAGCGGAACTGCTGATGAAGGAATGGTTCGTGTAAGAGTCTTTGGCCTCCTTTGAGGTGTTTTAATTGGCAACAATTAAACTAACCAAAGGTTCAAGAGCAAAAACGCTCTTTGTCAATGGAGAGTTATTGGCGAGGAATATTTCTTTAGATGTTCCTGTTCAAGACGCTTTACGGTATTTAGGTGATAATTGCCTTGATATTTCTTTTGCTGAAAGTGAGAGAAAAGAATTGAAGCAAATTGACCCATCTATCTTAACTCGATTAGGGAAGGCTTTAGGCAGGGATTTAGATACACACGATAAACTGTGTGCATATCTTCTTCCCGCTAAGCCTAAAACCAAGAAAGCCCCTGCTAAGAGCAAAAAGTCGTCTTTGACTGAATAATCTTAGCGATAGGGTTAAGAGGGTGATGCCTCATAGACAGTTTGAGCGAGAGTGATGAATCATGCCAAGTTGCAGAAGTAGTGGAGTATTAACGTCAAGTGCAGTAGTTTCTAGTGAACGATGTAAATTAATTAGCATTCATGCTCAATATACTGGAACAACAGGAGTAACTACTGTTAAGGTATTTGATAATGATAGTGCCGCAAGTGGTAAAGAATTAGCAAGAATAATCCTTCAAGCCCCTAATCCAGCCGACCCAACACTTTATAACAGTTCAACATTTGAATTTGATATGCATGGTGTAATTGCTTCTAATGGACTATACTTAGAAATATCTACTGGTGCAGGAACAGGCGCAGCAGTTTCAGTCGAATTTGCTTGAGGTGTTTAAATGGCAGCATTAAGTCAAGATACTCGTCTAATTATGACAATTCTATTTGTCGGTGCATTAAGCGGAACAAATGTTTGGGCATATGCGGCATTTGGAATGAATTTCCCATATGGCCCATTAGCCCATTCTGTTTTATTTGGTTTAGGAACAATTGGTGCAATTATGGTTATGAAAGCAATCTTTGATTTATCACTCAATGATAGAATTGAACTTTGGCTCTTAGACCGTAAAATTGCGGCATACTGGGAAAGAAAGGCTAGAGATGAACAACAACGACAAAAGATGCGTGAAAGTGCAAAACAATACAACACTTCCTTTTATCAACCTGTTCAACAAGAAGAAGAGAATAGCGTTGGTAATGAGTTCTTAGCCGCACTACAATAGGCGGTGAAAGAATGGTCTTTGGCGACATAATGGGCTTTTCTGATTCAGATTATGCTTATAATCAACAAAGAGCGCATTCAGCAGACATTTTCTTTTTGAAGATGCGAATGCTTTTTTGGGGTTCTTGTATCTGTCTTTCAGGTTTTCTAATCGGAAATATTTTAGGTGTTTTTGATATTAATATTATGGGTTGGTTATTTGATAACCTTCTCAATGGGTGGGGGCATTAATGTCATTAATGACAGGATTTGCTATTCTTGTCGGTGAAGCAATTATAGGATTTTACAAAAAAGTTCACGCTATTAATTTTGGAGTCTATGGAGCAACAATGGTTGGTAAAACAACATTAAGTCATCAATTAAGAACAAGAGGAGAAGTTCCGCAAATTAACGATAGAACTGTTGGGCGACATAGAGCAACGAGAAAAAATGTTAAAATAGATGGTAATTCCCATACAGTAAGAAGTGCAGATATTGGTGGAGAAGCAATTTACTGGAAAGAATGGGAAAAAGATATGCAAAACCGAAGAGTAAAATACGTTGTTTTTATGATTGACCACCGACATTTAGATAATGAAATTAATTTAGACCACCAATTAGCATGGAAATTTTTAGTTGATTCAATAATTTCAAAAAGATGGTCAAATGGAAAAAAGAAAAGAGAATCTGATTATCCAATGGCAGTAGGTATTTGGGCAAATAAATATGATATTTGGGGTAAAAAATATCCATTAGCAGAAGGCCAAGAAATAGATAAACATGAGATTTTTGAACCATTCAAATACGGTATGAGAAAGTTAAACGATAAAGGAATACCATGTTTCAAATATATTGTATCTGCAAAATCTGACCCCGAAATGGTTTATAGAGGAATTACCACAATGATAAAGGATTACTGATTATTATGTATCAAAACAACATTATAGGACAAACTGCACCACAACAATTTAATCCGACGCTTTCGCCACTTCAACAGGCAAGAGCAAGCGGTGTTGTGCAAGAATACAAGTTTATTTCATTTAAACCAAAGGCTCAACTAAAAGAACTTAAATTGGTTTTAAAAGCAGAACCAAAGAAGTTCTTAGGCATTAAGTATGGAAAAAAGTTTAATCTTAAAGATAGGTGTGTTGTTTGTGGTTTTCATCATATTTGGGAACAAGGTGATTATATGCGCCCACCAATGCCTTTAGATGGTGTAACAAAAGGACGACCACTAATGGGAACTTATTGTCCTAAACACGCTTCTATTTATGTTCAATTAGAAATGCTACAACAACAAATACTTGCAGATAAGCATGGTTTAGAATTTAGTTCGTTTAAACCACGAATGCCTAAAATTCTTAAAGGTGGGCCAATTAAAACTTTAAGCAAAGAAGATGTTATGAGCCTTACATCAGCAGGATGGTTTATAACCCCACCCGCATTAGGAGATTCAAAGACGGCAACGGATGAAGTCATTCGTTTGATTACAGAAATAAATATTATGACAGAAAGACTCAATCATTTAATGCTTAAGCATAATGTTCAAGCACTAAATGAATTACCGCAAGAAGAAGGAAAAGAAGAATTAGTTAAGGAGGCATAAACATGGGAATTTTAGGAACAAGTAATGGAACTGTTTTAGGCGCAGTTCAAGCACAAGGAGACGCACAATTTAAGACAGTAAATAATTTATTATCTTTACAAGAAAATCATGTTGAAGAGTTTTTTCAATATCACGGAGAACAATTTTTAGTTGCTCTTGAAAAGTTAATGGAAGATGTTGTTGAAAGAGTAGTTTCTCAAATGCTGGCTAAATTAGCATTTAGTCAAAACGGAAACATTATTTCTGTGAATCCTGACTCTATGAGAGAATATGAAAGAATTACTCAAGAAAATATTGACTTAGACATTCAAAAATTATTGCAATCGGCTATCAATACCGAAGTTATTATGCAAAGAAAGATGGCAAAGCAACAATATCTTGAATCTCAAGGTTTTGGTGGTAGCGGAATACAACAAATAACCCAACCTACTGCCGCAGGAGCAATTGCAGGATTAACTGGTAATCAGCAACAATATGCTCAAATGCAGGGTGCTATGAATAATGGTTCAGGTTATCCTATTCCTCCAAATGGAACAGATGGATATGGCCGTCCTTACTGGATTGATGCTCAAGGACAAATGAGTTATGAACCACCGCAAAGCGGTTTAGGTTTAGGTTCAGCAATTCAAAAGGGTGCTGCTTGGGCAAAATGGCTCATGTGAGGTGAAATAAATGGTTAATTTTAACTGGGGTAAGCAGACTCTTAGTTTGCCCCGTTCAGCGTCTTTTATTGAAACCCAAATGAAAGATTATATTCTTAATGGCGATAAAGAATTTCGTCGTAAAATGAGAAAGGCTATTGAAAGTGTAGAAGAAAGTGAGCCAAATAGTGCTGCATTAAAGAGCGAATTAACTAAAATTTTAGAAAAAGTTCTTGATGAACCATTAAAGCCTATCTTAGAAAGAGATACTGATTCATGGAAAATATTTTCTCGTAAGAGAGATAAAAGTCCTAATGAAGCAAATCTTTCCTTTATTGAAGATAAAAAAGTTAAAGATATTACTAACGCAAGGGTTCTCGGTAGATTAAAAGGAACAGATGTTTCCTTTATTCGTGGAGGTAAAACCAAACTACCTAATTTTGACTTTGAGGATTTCTTTTCAGCGTATGGAAAAGAACCTCGAATTGCCTTTGACTTTGTTTTTAGAGAACACGCAAAATTTAATGATAGATTTAATTACTCTCACCAACCTGCCCGAAGTGGCCTTAAAGGACACATTGAGGCTATATTTCCGAATTTTGATTATGGTGATTTAGAAAAGGTAAAGTCAGATTATATCTTAGAAACAACAGGTCAAGAAGCAGGGTATCGACCAAGTAATACAAAAACAATCATCGGAAAAGAAGTAATTGATTATTCTTTTAATATTCCTGAATCTGTTTTAGAACAGTTAGACAAACTATCTGCACAAGATAATTATGTTATAGAAGCCAAATTAAATGAAGATGGTGAATTTGAATCAGTAGGAGATAAAATTCCAATTTCTGAAAGCACCGATGATGAAATAAACAATTTGGTTGTTCAAGCCGCAACAGATGATTTAAACAGAACAGATAGAATGAGAGATGAAGATATTATTCAAATTGGGGATAAATATTATACATTTAACTATACTCCTGAAGGAGAATCAGCAAAACAAGCATATCTTGAATTTGAAGGAGATGGGGCAGGAACAATTGATGGTTTCTTCAAAGATGAAGGAGTCAAAAATATTATTATGAGAATATTAAATCCATTTTTAGTTGTTCCTGATGAAGTTTATTCTTTTAAGGTCATTGGAAATATTAGAACTAAAAAGAAAACAGAACCAACATATAGAGAGTTTGCTACCGCAGCAGAAGATTTAATAGAAATGGAAACAGGAAAACCTGTAACTCAACAAATGGTTGATGAACAATCTAAGAGAGCATTTAGCCACAAGACAAAAAAAGATGAAGATGGAAATAAAATATTTATTTCTGAAGAAGAATATGCTAAATTGCCAAGAGAAGAAAAAGATGATTATAAGTCTGAAATTAGATATTATGAGGTTGGAGATACTGGAGTTCAAAGAACAAAAGAGTCTGCTGAATTTGGTAAAGAAAAAGTAAAAGCCGAAACTGTTCGTGCTGATAACATTAAAGAGGCTTTTAAAGAGGCATATGTCGAATTAACATTTGAAGCGAGGAAGCATGGCGAATACAACCTAAGCGGTTCTCGCTCAAGGCAAAACAGAAGTATGGTTTCTTACTCAAATAAACTCAAAAAGAATGTGAGAAAATTAAAGAGAATGATTGGTGTCTAAAATGGGTCAAACAATCTCACCAAGCGATTTTACAGAAATTAATCCTGATTATTCTCAAGGTCGGGGCTTCTATACAAATGCTACTGAGGTTGCTAATTTACTCCAAGTTCCTGCTTTTTCAGCATCAACATACCCTACATTGGCTCAAATCGGGTCAATCATCAAAAGGGTTGAAGGAATCGTTGATGACAAGGTAAAGCGTTCATACCGTCCAATTATCACAAAGGACGAGTATCATAACTTTGAATTTTCTCACCTGCCACACAAGGCATATTATGGCGGTCATGTTGGTTTTGTGCAATTAACCAAAATGAAAGTAAGAAAGATTGTTTCTCTACTTTTATGGCAAGGAAGCCAGTATATTGAAATTGCATCGGCTCAAGCAAAAATAACTTTACTTGATAACTTTAGAGACTTAAATTCTATTATTCTTCAATTACCAAATAGCGGTGTGTCTTTTGAGATGCTTGCAGAAAACGATTTGACTGATTTAGCAAACGATGAATTCAATAATACCTTTGGTATCAAAACAACCAATGAAGAAATCATCTCTTTGGTAAACGAATCATTTCCTTCAATGTCTCAATTTACTGGTGCAACTGCTCCAAAAAGCCTCTCTCAATCTAATTTATCCATTTCAGACTTTTTCTATGCAGCAAAGGCTAAGTCAAATGGCAAGCAAATCCTCTTCTCATCCCTACTTTCGGGCGATGATGGGGCTGATTGTATTCTTAAGGCTACCATAAAACAGGCTACTTCAGGTAATAACTCAGTTAATCTCACCGTTGCTGATTCTAGTAAATTAGCAGTAGGGATGACAATAAGTGGTGAAAGAAGTGCTAATGTTCCTTCTGCCGCTACAATTGCTTCTATTACTGATTCAACAACTGTTGTTTTAACTCATGCTACAACGGGAGGCGCATTTTCAGGAAATCTGACATTTGCTACTACTAGTCAAATTCCAACTGTTTGCACATTAGAAGCATTTACAGATAAAGAGGATTTAAGAAGGCTTGGCGACTATTGGACAATTAATGAAGAAGGGCGTATTTTCTTTTTAAAGGACTATCCTTATCATAGAAACAATTCAGTTATTGTTTCATATATTGCTGGAGATAATAGAGTTCCTTCTGCTATTCACGAAGCAACAACAAAATTAGCAGCATCGGAAATTATACGACATGATGACCAAAGTATTCTAATTACAGAATCGGGTGGTAATATTTCTACTAAAGAAAAATATGATATACTTCGTAAAGAAGCGATGGATATTTTGAAAGGCAAAGGCGATTTAGTTTATTTCTTGGATTGATTTTATGGCAATTAAAATAGATTTGTCTAAATTTGATGAATTACTTCAAATCCAAAAAGAAAGACAACTGGCTATGAAAGAAGCATCTGAAGTATTAGGAATTGATATTGGTTTTAGTGATGATGAAGTTATGAAGTTTGCTTTAGAAGAATATCAAAAACAGATTGAGCAACAAATAAATAAGGAGGTTGAAGGATGGATGAAGTCTCTCTTCTCTTAGATTTGTTATCAAACAATTGGTCATCTAATGCTACTGCTCTTGTTAGTGCAGGAGAAATTGATGCTTCTCATGCCGTTACGCCTGATTTTATTGACATTAGAACATTGTCTGCAAATAAGGGTGTTCGTGTAGATTTGAGCAGAACACCCGCAACAATTGTAGTATTTGAGGATTCACAATCAATTGAATATCCAACAATTCATTATGATGTAAGAAATGAAACTTATTCATTTACTCTTCATATTCGTGTTTTGCACGATGAGCGAGGCGGAGCAGATGCCTCACACGGAAAAGATAGGCTAAGGGCTATATACTTGATACTGCGTAGGGTTCTTGAGAGCAAACGGAAAGGTTATACTGCAAGTGATGGTTCAAGATTTAATCAATTATTTGTTGGTTCAAGAAGCGAATCAAATGATAGAGCCAAGCGTTTGTTCGGATATAAAGTATCATTAGAAGCGAAAAGATTTGCATTAAGTATTCCCTAGTAAGTTTGTTAGGAAGGGGGAGTTAGCATGGTAAATGGCGATATATTTTTAGGAAGCGGAGCAAGCATTACAAAAGTCCCTGAATTGGACTTGTATTGTAAAATTACAACTGGAAGTGCAGGAAGTAATGTATCTACATTTACTTTGCATACCGACTTTACAGGTAATTTTGGACTAGTTAATAACTTATATGTTGGTTGTGTTATTCGCAGATATAATTCAAGTGATGTTCTACAAACTATTCACAGAATTACTGCTAATGCTGAAACAACAATTACTATTACTCCTTCTGTTGCTACTTTAGCCTCCGATGATTATTTCCTTATTGATTCATATGGTGCGCCATGTCCTGCTCCAAAAGATAGCACTACTGGAAGTGTTTTGGGAACGCCCACTATTACTACTGCTGGAACTCAAATTGAGGCAGATGAATCCATTATTACCAATAGTGCTGGTGGAAGCGCAGGAACAGGAATTAACGGTGTTAGCGGTATTACTTCAACAGGCGCAGAAATAAAATTAACTTTAAGTGCTGAATCATCTACTGTTGCATTTGCCGCTGAAAGCGGAACAAATTATGATAGTGATTTATTAACAATTAATCTTGCTTCTCCGTCAGGAACAAATGGAATAACTACACTAGATGTATTGTTTAATACTGCGGGGGCTTCAACCCCTTCTTCATCAAGCAACGATTCTGTTGTTGTTGCGGTTGCTGATAGTGCAACAGGCGAAGAAATTGCACAATCAGTATTAACCGCTTTAAGTGGAAAAGATGTGTCTGTAAGCAGAAGTGGAGCAACATTGACTATTACAAATAAAACAGGAGGCTATGTTGGTGCGGCTATGATTGCTAAAACTGGTTTAGCAGATTCAACTATTACTATGGGTAGTGTTCAAGGTGGAATAATTACGGGTGTATCATTAACAAATGCAGGTTCTTCGGTTAGCGGAAGCGGTAATTTAACTATTACTTCTAATGGTGGAACAAATGGAGTATTGGCTTTGCTCGCTGAAACTACTACAACAGGTAAAAGGCTTCTTGCTGATACATGGTTAGGAATTACAGAATCTATTACTTTCCCTACTACTGAGGTTGAAATGAAACAAACCAATTTATCTCTTGGCGGTTCAAGAAACTTTACTTATCAGTATAAAGGCATTGAAACCGCAGGTGCGGCTGATTTGAGCATTGTAGCAAATCATGGTGCTTGGTTGTATTATTTCTTAGGAAAATGCACAAATGTTGATATTGGAAATATTAGCACAAGCGATGTTTTTAGTGAAAGTGCGCCAAGCGGGACTCCTCCAACGAATGATTTTACTGCTGAAAGCGCAAATGCAGTATATATTGACTACAATTCAATTTCAGAAACAGGCCCAATTTTTCAAAGGTCTGTTCGTGAAAATAGTGTAAATGTAATGACTCCTCCTGTTAATAAATCAATTGATGATAGAGCAAACCTTGATAAAGTGGGTGCTTTCTCATTAACTAGTGGTAAATTACAAAACGCTATCAAATATACATTTGCCGAGCAAGAACAAGACCTTCTTCCTTCTTTTGCTTTAGAGCAAGTTATGAGCAAATTGCCTTCTTCTAACACATACCGAACTCAAACTGCTGATGATAATGAAGAATTAAACTTTGTTAAAATCGCAAGAGGATGCCGAGTTAATACGCTTACTTTGACGGCTAATGAGAACGAAGAAGTTAAGATGTCTCTTAGCGCAAATACTAGAAATGTTCATTCATTAGAAAAGACAGAATCATATGATGCTAGAAGAGCCATTACTGATGAAACTGCTTTCTTTAATTTTACTTCTATTGATGAACTCCGAGAGCCTTTCTTCTTCTCCGATGGTGTGTTTAAGTGCTTTGGACACGCTTTCTTGAAGATTAATACTTTGACTTTGACTATGAACAATTCTCTTCAAGACCGAAGATTCTTTGGTGTTGGTAGCAAATCTGTTCAGGAGGCTATTCCCGCACAAAGAACCTATGAGATTTCATTTACTGGTCATGTGACTGATGATAGATTATACAATGAATTGTTAAATCAATCGGAAGATACCAGCAATACTATTGAATTAACTTTTACAAAATCAACAGGAGAGAAGATTAACCTAAACTTCCAAAACTATTATCTCAGCGCAAACAATTTCCCAATTGCTGATGATAAAGGCCCAATTGTTGTTGAAGCAACAGTTATGCCGAGAACTTGTTCTCTTTGTGAAGTTACTACTCATTGGATGCTACAAGGGTGATTTAGTTGCCTTCTGCATACGATAAAAATAAAGAAAAGGTTGCTCGCAACCTTATGAAGAAAGAAAAAAAAGTTAAAAAGAAATCTAAATTAACTAAGTAATATTCCACCAACACCGTTTGTTTGTTTGTTGGTATAAAAGGTGGATAATATGTTGAACAAAAAGATTGTATCAGATAAAAGTGTGCTATTTGCACTAACCGAGCCTACGCTACATTATATTAAAGTAGCACCCGAAAAAGAAGAATACCTCAAGGTGTGGGTTAAAGAACCCACATGGCTTGAAGTAGATAAAGCCATGAACAGTATGATGAAGATTGATGCAAAGCGTCAAGATATGGATATTGATTTAAATGCTATGTTTAAGTTCATGGTTGAAAATTTTATAGTAAAGACTGAACCGAGTCTTTCTGCTATTGATATTTTACGACTCACTCCCTATATTGGGAATCAATTAAAAGAAATCCTACCAAACCCATTTTCGGCATTGGAGGATGATGAAGGAAAAAAAGAAGAGTAAGAGCCGCATTACAGGGTAAAGTATCTGACCCTGAAATTGTGTCTCTTACTGTTGTTTATTCTTTATCTCAGGCACTTGGAATAAGTCCTTTAGAAATATATAAAATGCCAGTAAGTCTAGTTAAAGATTTGTTAGTTGTTCATGCAGAAGCGGAGAAACTTAAAGCAGAAGAAATGGATAAGGCAACAAAAAGTTCTATGAGTAATATTAGGTGATTAAATGTCTAGGCCGACATATACTGATACGCTTATTGCGAATAATGCGGCCTTAGTTGAAATGAATAGAGTTTTAAAAAACTTAGAAAAACAATTTCAAAGAACAAATCAAGTTACAAAAAAAGCAAATGAACTCGCTGACAGGTCTAACGAACTTGCTTTAACAAGAGGAC